ACAAGGTGACTGTAAAGATACTTTAAGATATGGTTTATTTTATAAAGATGAACTTGTATCTGTAATAACATTTGGTAAAAGAAAAATTACCGGTTCAAATAAAGAAACTAATTGGGAGTTAATTCGTTTTTGTAATAAAAATTATTATTCTGTTAGAGGCGGTTTTAATAAGTTGTTATCTCATGTATTAAAATATAATAATATAAAAAATTTTATGACTTATGCTGATTGTAGGTGGTCTGGTATAGATTATACTAAAACTGTTTATTATAAAAATAATTTTAAATTTATTGAACATACCGCACCAAACTATTGGTATTTCAAACCCTCTTCACAAATTAAAAGGTTTTACAGATTTAACTTTAGAAAATCAAAATTAGTATCAGAAGGTTTCGACCCAAATAAAACCGAATGGGAAATTATGCAAGAAAGAAATTTTGATAGAGTTTGGGATTGTGGCAATATGAAATTTTTATATAATGTCTGATATTTATTATTAAAATAACTTATGTAAAAGTAGGTTTTTTTCTAAAATAAAAGTATTTATAATATAAAAATTAACATGTCAAAAATAGTTAAAAAGAAAGACCTTGATGTACTTATTGAAAGTACTTTAAAAAAGGCCGGAATTGAAACAGTTAACGAAATAAATTACGGTAAATTAGGTAAAGGTTTAGCGGCCGCTTCAGTGATTGGAGCTGTTACTTACGTGGCTTATGTTAATCCGAATCAAATATCTGTTACCACTAAAGACGGTCAAGAATATACCGCAAATAAAGGTGACTCATTTACTGGTAAAGTAAAATCAATTAAAGGTAATAGTTCTAGAGCTTTTTATGGTAATAAAGTTGTTATTGTAACAGCTAATGACGATACAGTAGAGTTTTATACAGAAGAACCAATAGAATTTAATATTGGTGATACTATTAAAGTTACGGCCGAAAGTACGTTTAGAATGTTTAATAGAGGATCTGATGTAGAAAACATAGGGGAATCAAAATCTTCTAACAAATCTTTAATTAATGAAGAGTTGGAGAGATTCAATAAATTATCGAATTACACTTATAAAAAGTAATTTTTCTTATTTTAAACATATTTATAATATAAAACTAATCATGTCAAAAATAGTTAAAAAGAAAGACCTTGATGTACTTATTGAAAGTACTTTGGAAAAGGCTGGTATATCTACAAAGCCAGAAACTAAAGAAGTTGTTACTGAATCAGTAGAGACCAAAGAAGAAGTTATCACTGAATCTAAAAAAGAACTTATTAATGAGGACTTACAAAGAGATTTGGCAAAATTTAATAGATTAACAAATTACACTTATAAAAAATAAAAATATAAAATGGCAAGATATAAAGTAACCAAAGATCAATTAGAAAGAATTGTTGAAAACTTCGTAATGGAAGCTTCAATTGAATCTAAAAAGGCATCTACTAAAGATATGATTCCTTCTCAAGCAGCTGACGCTAAAAAACATGTTAAAAATAAAATGTCAGGTAATATGGTAGACCAATCTGAAGGAATGCCATCAGTTACTCCAATGAAGAAAAAACTTTCTCAGGCAGCTGACGCAAAAAAACATATGTCAAAAGCTAGTACAAAACATACCAACAAAGCGAAAGTGGTAAAAGAAGGAGAATCTGAAACCGACCATATGGATCTTGACCTTGGTTCTATGGCTGGTGCTACAATGCCAGCACTTAATTTTGCTGCTAGTGTTTTAGGAACATTAGCGTTAGTTGGTTACGCAGCTTGGAAAACAATGAGAGAACCAACCAAAAAAGGTTTAGTAAAGAAAGTAGGTGAAGATAAAGCAGAAGAAATTATGAAAAAAATAGATTCTGAAGTTGAAAAAAAGTCTTAATAAAAACTTAAATAGAATAAAAAAAGGGTGGTTAAAAACCACCCTTTTTTTTTAGTCAAAATAGGATTCATCAACACCACCATCTTTTAATATTTTAGACCACTTTGATTTTTGGTGGTAAGCCTGACCGGCATCAAATAATAGGTTAATAATAAAAACTACCATAAATAAATCAAACCAAAAACTTATAGATATGTTTGAAACCATTAGTGTCAGTAATAATGAAAGAATTAAACTTACATGTAATTCTTGATTCCAAAACTTTATTGCTTTTTCTATTTTTTCAGTTTTATTAAATACTGGTTTCATATCTTTTCTTATATAAAACAAAGATAATAAAATTTATTAAGCCTCAAAAATTTTTTTGTATAATTTATATAAAAAGAAAAAACACAAAAAAGATGCACCACCACAAACAACCACTAATCCTAAAAATTCTAAAAAGAATTTATAATAACCTATCATATAAGGAATAAAATCTTGTTTCATTTTACCCAAAGGATAGGTTATACTACCTATTAAAGTTGAGAAGATTAATACTGAGATAACAAAGAATAAGCTTTTTAATAATAATTTTTTCATGTTTTTATTTAGATTTAATAATTTCATCAATAATTCCGTACTTTAATGCTTCATCAGCTGATAACCACAAATCACGTTCAGCATCTTCCATAACTTGTTTTGCGGATTTATCACAATACTCACCAAGTAATTCAAAAAGAATTTGATTGGTTTTTTCCCATTCTTTCATTGTGATACGAGCGTCTTGGATATTACCCATCGCACCACCACTTGATTGGTGTAACATTGTTTTTGAGAATCTTAAGGAACTTCTCATACCTTTGGTTCCTGCTCCTAACAATACCGAACCCATTGATGCGGCCATACCTGTATTAACGGTTGCGATAGGTACTTTGATGTAAGTCATTACGTCTACCATACTAAGACCTGATTTCACTGAACCACCAGGGGAATCAATGTGCATTGTAATTGTTTTTTTAGAATCTTGTTGGTCCAAAAAAAGTAACTGAGCTTGTACCACTGTTGACATTCTATCGTTAACAGGTCCCGCAACCCAAAGAATACGGTCCATCATTAAACGTGAAAAAATATCAATCTGTGTTGCTCTCATTTCTCTTTCTTCCAAAACATAAGGTGTCATACTAGCTTGTATGCCAGGTACAACAGACATAAAGTTTTGATAACCATGTAAGGTATTTGAACTTATACCTTGGTCTTTAATTGCAAATTTTTCAAATTCTGTCATTTGTATATAAATTTTGTTTAAACAAAGATATTTATAATAAAATTAATAGTCAAAAAATTAAAAATAAAATTATCGCATATTTATTATAAAAAGATAACAACTTAAAAAAACAAAAATATCATGGCAGATTTGTTAATGAGAATGCCGGTTCCTTACGAACCCAAAAAACAAAATAGATTTATCCTTCGTTTTCCTTCACCACTAGGAATTCAAGAATGGTTTGTAAAATCATCTTCTAGACCAAAGTTTACTCAAGAAGAAACTGAAATTCAGTTTTTAAATACATCAACTTATGTTATTGGTCGTTTCACTTGGGACTCTATCGATGTAACTTTCCGTGACCCAATTGGTCCTTCCGCAGCACAAGCTTTAATGGAATGGGTTCGTTTACACTCTGAATCAGTAACAGGTCGTCAAGGTTATGCCGCTGGTTACAAAAAAGATGTTGAGTTGGAACTTCTTGACCCAACTGGTGTTGTAATTGAAAAATGGATTCTTCAAGGTACAATGTTAACAAACGTTGATTTTGGTTCATTGGATTATAGTACTTCTGATATTGCTGAAATTACAGCAACATTAAGAATGGACCGTTGTATCCACGTATTTTAAAATTTTATTTACAATCTTATATCAATCCCCATTCAAAAGATGGGGATTTTTTTATGCCAGTTTGATATTTATTGATATATGAAAAAACTTTTCTTCACTTTTTTATTTTTAATAAATTTTTTAATTTCTGTTGCTCAAACAAATTATTATTTTAATACTAAAGAATATGGTACTTGGAAAGTTTCTGGGCAAGCAATTTGTGGTTTAGGTAATGCGTATTGTACGGTAATTAAAAGTGAAACCACCAATGAATATGGTAATTATATTTA